GGCTCGCCACCGTTTATGTCTAGTTTAAGTATGCGTTCTTGCGGGAAATCATAAAACTTATCAGTATTGTCAACGCTAATTTTATTATTTGCTATTGCGCCAAACTTTGTACTAAGATGTGGGTTGCAATGTTGACATGCTGAGTTGCAGATGTTATCTAATACTCCGCCTATTATGAGATAGTCTTTGCGTATGTTATACAGTTCTTGATGTTGCTTTTCAGCATACTGTCTTATGCTTTCTTTGCCTTCGTTTTCACTTACTCGACATCTAACACATTCGTCTGGCCAGTCTTTAAGATTTTGGTTCCACTCGCTGGCATTCATAGCATTGAACGATTCAAAACGTGGCGGTCTAACCATATGCCCACAACGACTAACTGTGCCATCTGGATTTAATCTTGCAAAATGTCTAAATCTCGTACAATTCATTTATAGGCTCGTTAAAAAATGTTATGCTTAAAACAATGCGTGGTCCATACGCAATCTTAACACCGTGTGGTATTTGGCTATTGAATACTATCGGTTTAGTAAACCACTTGTGTGTAATTATGTCTGAGTTTGGTACCCATCCTTGTAAGTCGGGTACTTCTCTACCAAAGTTGTCTAATTTTAATCGTCTGTAACTAATATCCTCATCGTACCAATAGTTTATATTACCAACACAATTTTGTATAGGTATATTAAGTTTAGCAACTACAGGTTTTGCATCTACGTGTAAGTCTAAGTGTCTAGTAAGATATGTACAAGCAATATCTCTAGGTGCTAGTTTTAAGTCTTTTATATATTTCATTAAACTAGGACAACTACGCAAACATGTAGCCTCGTCTATATCGTTCCAACCTTCTTCCAAAGTATAACCAGCAAGATGCTCTAACACTTCCTGTTGTATATAGATTATATCGTGACACTCTAGTTCTTTAAATGCTTGCATGTATGTTTTTACTATGTTCAAAAACTTCTTGATAGTAGTACTCATGGTTAACTTTTAGTACACGTATAAGTTCATTGAAGTGTACTTTCTCACCTAAGTAACTTTCCCATACCATTTTGTCGCATGTCATATAGAAGTGTGCTTTGTGTGTTGTAGGCACATCCATTGTATATTGATAAGGTACTTCGTGAAAATCTGTAATCTCTCCAATGGCGTCTATGTTTTTAAAAACAAAACAGGCTGACTTTTTCATAAAACGGTGTAAGTTCACTAAAGCATAAAACTGTGGGGCATAGTGCCTGTTTAAAAATAAGTAACGTACTGCATCTTCAACTCTAATACCAGTTTGCTGTACAAACGTACTTACTCCGCTTTTAAATCTCGCCATTGGTTCTCGCCAATATGCTATAATTGTCCTTGCTTGTAATATTTCCTCAATCGTTGCTAACTCGTAACCCTGTCTATCCAAACTGCTAGATGCATTTTTTAATATTTTAGCCACAAGTTCGCCAGAAGGCAGTTTATATACCTCAGGATTATCTGGAAATAGTTCGTAATCTAGTTGTGTAAACATATCGAGTGTAGTATTAAAGCAGGTACCCACCTGGGTACCCGCTTCTAACTACTTACTACTAGGAGGTATTACTTCTGTCTATTTCTAATCATAGCCAAAATATCTTCTGCTCTTTGGCTTGATGGTTTGCTAGCCTCTACAGGTGCAGTTGCTTCTACAGGAACCTCTACTGCTACAGGTTCAGGTATTGCTTCTACAGTTGGTGCTGGTGTAGGCTGTGTTACTGGAGGAGCACTTTCAGTTGCAGGTTGTGCGTTAGCAATTTGAACGCCTGCTGGTCTGAAGTAACTTCCCCATTTTTCTGCATCATATGGTTGTCCATCTACTGATGCTTCAAACATCTCTTTCATAACTTTAAGAGCTGTCTCGTCTGGACGTTTGGGCAAGAAGTCTGCTAGATTGAATAAACCATATTGTTCTATAGCCGCTGTTTCTGTTGATGTAAGTGCAGACTCTCGCCTTGCCCAATTACTTGTAGAGTAGTCACTGTAACCACCTTTTGTAGTTTTAACTACTCTGAAGTCTAAACCTTGTGTATAGTCAGTTGGCAACTCAACCATGTCTGGGTCAAGTAGTGCTGACTTAATCAAGTTAAAGATTTGTGGACTAATTACAAATCTGCGAATTGGGTTTTCAGGTGTTGTATCTTCCTGCATTGGATTCTCTCTAACAAAACCTTGAAACAAGTAACTACGTTTTTTCCAGTACTTACGACCCATGTCCTCAAGACTCTTGTCTTTAAACCATGTTCTAACTTCTGCTAGAATAGGACAGGATTCTCCCCACATCTCAACACAGGGTACTTGTACCTGTACAGGTTTGCTGTCTGCTTGTCCTTTAATACCCTGGAAAGGTAAACGGATCATAGCACGTTCTACCCAGAAAAAATCGTTTTTAGTATCTCCATCAGGAAGGAACCTGATAGTTGCGGTCTCACCTTCTTTTATGTTCCAGTGTGCAAAGATAGCATTGTCGCCACCTCCACTTGAACTACCACTTGATCGTGTTTCTTGTTGTTGCAGTCTTGCTCTGATATCGGCCAATGATGTTGCCATAATGTTTTCTCCTTAATAAGTTTGCCATAATGTATGCCTAATATGCACACACCACTTTAGTAGTGTATACAATTTTATTTATCTAGTCAATGCTAAACGGTTAAATTTACTATTTAATTCCGCTTAATCTTTTAATATCTTCTGCCGTTGTTTCACCGTGTTTCTTTTTCTTTTTGTCTGTAACTGCATCGATGAAATCTTCACTAGCATCGCCACCCAGTGTTTCCATTGTCATGTCACCAAAGTCTAATAACTGCAATAACTCTGGATTTACGTCTGACAAGTACTTGTGTACTGCTGGTCTACCACAAGTGTCAGGACCTTTTTCGTCTGCCATCTTTTGTATATCAGCATTAAGTCCTTCATCATCTATAATACCTTGTAGTGCTGTAATAGCATTGCTACCGTCTTGTCCTACAGGAAAATGCTGTCCCACTAGTTTTTGTAACTTTTCGTGTGGTGCTACGTCACTTTCCCCTAATGGCGCACTTTCCATTTTGTTACCAGCCTTAAGTTCTTCATGCCAATTATCTGCTAGTTCACTTGCAACTGCTCTACGTACTGCTGGTGGGAACATTTTAAAGCCATCATTCGCACCATGTTCTTTGCCATACTTCTTAGCACCAGTATCTGCATAATACTTCCATAATGTTTTTGCTTTATCATGGTCATATATGCCTTTGTCCCACTTGCGTGAAAGGTTACGCATGATGGACTCACCTTGTTGTTGGTATAGTTGACCATCATTTTCAATATACAATGCAAGTTCACGTATTGCATCTTCGTCAACTTCATTGTCTTCAACCATACTGTCTGCCCAGTCTGCATATTCATCAGATTCAAATGCAACGTCTTGATATGTTTCAGCATCTTGTTGTACTATCGGTTGGCTTTCCTTGATCGATTTAACACCCTTAATATACTGCTTGGCAAGTTGTACAGCCATACCGTATTCTTCTTTTAAAGATTCATCAACATGCTCTTCTAGTGTGTCAATTCGAGATGCCCATTTAGTTGCAAACTCTTTGATTGCTCCGTCTGCTTGTTCTGATACTTGTTCTAGTACTGTTCTTAATAATGCTTTTGTGTCAACAAAACTTAATGATTCAAAGTAAGCCTTGTCACCACATGTTCTGCCCAATTCTACAGATTCATCTGTGCGTACAAATTCATGTACTTGTTGTAACTGCTCTGACATATTTTTACTCCATGCTTTGTGCGCACTATAAACGTGTGGCAATGCAGACTCTAACTTTTCTGGGAAGCTCTTTTGTACAAATTTTTCTTTAAGTGTGTCTGCATCAAAATCATCTAACTGCTTTACTTCAGGCGCAAATGCCTCTACATACTTTGCGTAGCCTTTTGGTCCCTGTAGACTATTGAGCGTGGCTCTCACACCTTGGTAGCGTTCAACTGCGGCTTCCACCATTTCTTTAGTCTCGCTGTTTTCCCAGGGTTTGTTTTTCATTAGTCTAACAAATTGACCTAAGTCTGCCATTTCTTCAACTAGTTCTGATATGTGAGTTGATAAGTCATCGCCAACACCGCCACCGTTCATTAAGTGTCTAGCCATAGCTCTTGCACCTACTAGTTTAGTAAATGGTAATTTGAATCTTTCACCTGTTTGTGTTTCTAAAAAGATTGCACTAATATTTCTTGCTCTTGCGCCATGCTTTTCTTCATCAACTTTCTTAGCATGTCTTACAATAATTTTAACAGGATTTTGTCCTTCTTTAGCAACTAACTTTTGATAACTGCTTTTACTGCTACCATATAATTTGCTTTCATTAGTCTTTATTTGATTAAGTTCTGTTTTGTCGTAAACGTCTACGTTGGTGGCCATATCTTTAATCTCTTTTTTCGTTAATGCGTGTCTTGTAATATCTCTTGTATCGAACCTTAGCATGTTTCTACGTGAAAAACTACGCAGTGCCTTTAAAAACTTGTACCATGTTGGACGGTCTTCCTCATCCATCTTGTGACTGATGCGTCTGTTAAAAAATATCTTTAGACTCTCGCCATCATTTAAACTGATAGTGACGTTACCGTAGTTTTTGCTGCCAACATTATAATCAAAGTTAAAAAAGCGGCCCTGCTCTACTTCACTAGTAGGCTTGGCTGACTCGTCAGATATAGCGATATCGCCAAATCTGTTCTTTAACTTGTCGTATAATCCTTGTGCTATGGGTTCAATTTCGCTCATGTTTGTATTTATGCTAGGGGCATTAAAAAATTACAAATGGCATGGGTTCAACAAATGAGTCATTGTGGTCTCTCATTGCTGTGTCTAAGTTAGCATCAAAAGACTGCAGGCCCTGCATCATACGTGTAATTAACACCAGACTCATAACTAAGTCGTCAGTTTCTCCCACTTTTGCCGCATAACTGCCCCCATTTGCTACAAAAGTTTTAAGTTCACTAATTAGGTTTTTGCTGTGTACCTTAAGTTTTTTACTTTCTACTAGACTCTTTAATTTAGCACATGCCGCTAGTTTATTACGTTGAGTCGTGTTAAATCCTTTTCTAAAACGTCTTGAATTGCCATGGCTCTTTGATTCTGTTAGGAACGTACCTGGTATATTCTCTTCCCCTATCTCCGCAATACTAATTAAAGCGGCTTCACCTATAGTATTATTCTCAATACTGTAGTAAATGTTATTCTTGTCTACCGTTTCTGCTAGGAAACTTGTTATCTGTTGTAGTAGTTTAATTTGTTGTGGAATAGGCGTTTTGTTATGTTGCCACTCGCCTGCTTGTTCTAACGAAGGTAACTCGTATATTTGTATAGCACTAAAGTCTCCGCCTGTTCCTAAACTAGGATCCAAACTTATAACATAAGTCTTATCCTTTTCAGGCTGTTTAAACCAGCGTACTTGTCCTTGTTTAAACACAGGCTCTCTAGGTTCTAGCTCTAGCAAAGTAGTTGCATTTATAAGTGTTTCATCGTAGATCAAAAACTCTAATCCATGTTCACGTCTAAATCTATCTTCGCCAATACGTCCTATCTCTTCTGCTTTCCATTTGTCGTCTCTGTCTGGATGTTCCCACCATTCTGCTCTAAATGCTCTAAAGCCGTTGATACCAGTCTCTTGCTCATTACCAAACTCATCAATGTTCTTGTTTGCTTGTTTCCAGATAAACGCAAATTGATCCTCGTCACTGTTTGGTGTTGATGTTATAATAGCCTTACCACCAGTACTAAGTGTTGGTGATATCGAAGTCCAAAACTCACGGGCAATAGTAGGTCTAACAAATGCAAACTCGTCTGCGTATAGTAATGAAATACTCATACCTCGACCAGTGTTCTCAGTTGTGGTCATTGCAACAATACGTGAACCATTATCAAAGTCTATGCTACCTTTGTTATAACTTGTTACACCAGCACGTATATGATTAGGCACTGACTCGTAAGCATAACGTACACGTTGCATAATTTCCTGAGCACCTGCATACTTGTGAGCGGCTACTAGTATTGTGCTATCAGGCACAAACATTGCGTACCACAATAGGTAACCTGCCGCTGATGTGGACTTACCTGTCTGTCTAGGCAATAAACTAATACTAAATCTATGATTGTTATAGGTATCAATTAACCGTTTTTGGTAGTCAAAAGGTTGGTACAACATTTTACCTTTTGTTGGGTGTTGTATGTAAAAGTAGTTGCTTAAAAAGTGCTGACACCCTGTTTTAGGATCCATGCACATTGCCAGTGCTCTTATCTGAGACTCTGTAAATGTTTCTTTTTTGTGTGCGGCTTTAATTAAAACACCGTCAAGTGATTTACTCATACTGATATTTAACAGTTTTCGTGTGCCTTGTTAAATACTTTTAGAAAGGTTTAATATGTCGCATACCTTGCTTCTTAACAAAGACTACAATCCAATATCAGTACTGCCCCTCTCAGTAATTAACTGGCAACACTCTATTAAGTTGATGTTTTTAGGACGTATACAGGTTCTCGAAACATACAACGACTGGCATGTACGCAGTGAAAAACTTACACTAAACGTACCCAGTGTTGCTGTAACTAATGAATATTTTAATTTAAGACGTAAAGTTAGATTCAGTAGACACAACATTTACCTACGTGACTTATACCAATGCCAGTATTGTGAGGATACGTTTGACTTTAAGGACTTAACTATTGACCATGTTATACCTAGAAGCAAAGGTGGTAAGTCTAGATGGGATAATGTAGTAACTTGTTGCAAAAGGTGTAATCACAACAAAGCAGATAAACTTACACCTCGACCGATACACAAACCCTACGAGCCAGACTACTGGCGCCTAGCATCAAAGTGGCGTAATAGTCCTATTAAGATTAAAGACCCTAAGTGGGAAAAGTATCTAGATGCTGGTAAGCAGGTTGCTTAGTCAGTTGGTTTTTCACCAGTCAAGTACGGTTTTGAGAACCATAACTTAAACCATTCGTCAGTGCCAGGCTGGATATTTTTCTTACGCATGATTTCAGCCTTTTCAGTACCTGTATGACTTATGTTTTCCATATCCATACAAGGTGACTTTTGTTTAATGCCCGCTAGTGACTTAAGTTCGTCTAATGTCATTATTTTTTATGTAAAGATTTGTTTATGATTTTACCTAGACTACCTATACGACTAAACGGAATTGGCTTACCATTATCATCACATACAAGGTCGAATTCCGCACCTACTGAACCTGCTATATAACGTCCGTGTTCACCTACATATTTTACTGGTTTTACTTGCTTGTCGTCTAAGTATCTGTAGCGTACAATACTTGCTCCAGCCTTAGCGGATTTTACTCCTGCCATTGTGTTATCTCCTAATTATTAATAGGGAGATTTAGATTTCGTTTTCTTACCGGCTTTTCTCGCTGAGCGGCCATCACAATGTGCCTTCTGGCTGAATCCCTTGGGATTACTACAATCTATACTCCTTTTGTATTTTTTGCTCCATGCTTCGGTAAACAACTCGTTTAACCGCATTAGTTGTCTCCGTAAAGTCTACCGTGTTCGCCTCGAATGTCTGCCACATGTTTAGGACCATTGTGTCCACCACCTGCATCTACTGTAACAGCATCGATGTCTGCTACTGTAGGATTAGGGCTAGTTGCCCAGGGTGTTGGCTTTTCTTGTGCCAACATGTCATATACTGTTTTGAATCTATTTGCTATTGGTTCGCCTGGCTCAGGACCATCACCGCAGGGTGTGCCTTCAATATCGCCATCGTGCTTTAATGTTGGTAATTCTTCTTTGGGTTCGTTCAAGGCAGCGTCTAAAAAGTCAGTGTCAATAACTGCCAAGTCCTGCTCTTGTGGTTGTTCCACACCATCAATTATATCTAATACGCTTCTAATTAAGTCAGTTGCTTTCATGAGTAATCAACCTCTGTCTCTGTTTTCCAGCCAGTGTTGATTACTTCTTCTCTGCCATCACTATGCACTAGTGTTACAGGCCCAGGGCCTGTGTATGTTTGTGTTATAAGATAATCAGAACCACTCATAGGTTGACTTTCTTTAGTCATGAAACCTAAATCTGTTAACTCACCAAAAGTATTGTTGTAACGTGACCAACTAGCATTTACTACCTTAGGTGCTCTGTTGGCTTCAATAGCGGCTTTAAGTTCTTTTGATGTTAGTTTAGCACCATCTGCCTCTGCTATAAAATCTTTTGCTCTCATTTGCTTTTCCTTTTTACTGCATCACGTGCTGGCATTGGACTTGTTATGTTTGTATCTTTAGGTTCTTGACTGCCATTACTTGTAATCTGTTGTGAACTAAGTCCTAATTTTTTAAGAGCTTTATTAATAATATCTTCTTCTTGCTTACTGTAACACAATGTTACAGGTCTGTTGTTAAGTTCGTGTACTCCGTTGCTGCCATTATCTTCAGGACTACTAGCCATAGCAAGTCCGAATCTGTAAAGACCATAGCCTTGGTCAATTCGAGGGAAAGTTTTAGCGCCAGAAATGGCTTTCTCCTGATAGTCAGGCACTCTACCTTGTTTGACTTCTGCTATAAAATCTTTTGCTCTCATCGTTATACAATCTTGCTAACTGGCTTACTGGACCACATACGACAGGACCAGTAACGTGCCTTAGTTCTATCGCTGGCTTTTGGTGTACCGCAACCGTGTCTTGCTCTAAATGATTTTCTACGTTTAGGATCGTCACGTTTAATTTCCATATTCTTGTCACCAAAGTTAACTTTCTTAACGTTGCCTGTCTTTTTGTCTTTTACATATACTTTGTACTTGGCTACATCACCACGCATTGGCTTACCAAGTTTAACTTTACGTCCTTGGTATTCTGCTTCATCTAGTTCAACTTCTTCTTTAACTTTCATTCCCATTTTTTTTCGTAATGCATCTATTTCTTTTTTAATTTCTTTTTGTTTGGGTGAACTAGGAAAGGCTCTCAGTGCTTTGTTTTGAAGTTTAAGAAGTTGTGTTCTTTGTTCTGGTGTTCCTTTCCCATCAAAAAACTTATCACTATCATATTTTTCATCTAGTTCAACTTCTGCTTCATCAAGTAAATTCTTAAGGAAAGTTAAATCTATGTGGTGTGATAAAACTTGTATTACTTTGTCACGTGGGTCCGAGTCCATTTTGCCAATAAGATCATCCAGCATGCCTTCTGCTTTATCTTTAAGGTGTGGCTTGCCCATTGCTTTAACAAGGTAAGCCGCTTTCTCAAACTCTTCCTTGTCTATGCCGCCACTTGTTTCAGCGTAATCTTTAAGTTCTTGGAATGCGTCCTGGGTAGATTTTTTCATCTTTTCACCACGTTCGTCCGAACTGTGTCCAAATGTTCTATGCATAAGTTTATCTAGTTCAGTGTGAAACTTATCTTCCTCTTCTGCACTAGCATCTTCATAACGTTTCTTCATACCACAACTTGCTTCATCTAAGTCAAACTGTTCTTTGGCATCATTCTTAGACATATTGTACTTGTCCTGAAACTCTTTGTCAGTAAGCTCTTCTATGTCAAGAAGCATGTCTTTTATTTTGCCTTCGTTAACGTCAAGATCAACATCTTCTTTCTTCATCATAGTCGTGCGAGCTACGTTATGCCCAACTGACCAAGCAATAGACTCTGGTGAATTAGACTCGTAAGGATTGCTGTCATACTTCTCACCGTTACGGGCTGCCTTTTTACCAGCCTCCATTGCTTCAGCTTGACTTGGTGTCTGCTCTTCGTCAAGTTCAGTCTCTTCTTCAATTAAATCCAAACCTTCTAGCAGTGATATTCCACGTTCGTCATACTCAAGAACAAGTTTATCTTCAGTAGACTCTAACACGCCTGCTTCGATAGCAAGTTCCTCGTTGACAACAATGTCAACTGAATCACCTACTTGCGGTCTAATATGACCTTGCTCTGACTCTACGAAATATTCTGCTAGTTTTTTCATTTTTTAACGCCTTCTAGTTCTGCTTGGTATGCTTTCCAAAGTTTGTTTTCAACTACGTCTACTTCTTCAGTAGCCATTGGATTGTCGCCTAACTTTGCTTTGTCTGCGTGTTGCTTTGACTTTGCATGTAAGTCGTTACCTTGGTCAACAACATCTGAAACGCTGTATGTTGATGTTTCTTCTGTGCCCTGTCCTGGCTCGTTAGCAAGTTCGTCTAGTTCGACTTTGCCTTGTAATCCAGCAAGTGCAACTAAGTCAGCAAGCTCTGCTAGTCCTTCTTCAACGTCGCCTTTCTTCTTAGCAATAGCGGCTTTGATAGCCTTGTCTCTAGCGGCTAAGTAATCATTGCTGTCGATGTCTCCATCTCCATCATGATCTTTTTTCTTGCCTTCCATTTCAACATCTTCCTGTTTCTTTTCTACATCAGCCATATGCTTTGCAAACTCAGGATCTACATAAGGAGCATCTGACCCTTCAGGTGGGAGTTTCTTATCGTCATTCTCGTCTAGAGACTCGTCAAGTTTTCTCATGCTCTGTAGTTCCCAACCCATGTTCTCACGTTTGCATCTTGCTTTAACGTCAGCTTCTGATTCGCCTTCGTCTGCAACCATACGAACACCTTTGGTTTTATCGTCTTTTGTAAGTTTGCAATGGTAATGTTTCTTTTCTGACTTATCAACTTTACCTTTTGTGTCTGCTCTTACACCACTTGCTTCGTCCATTTCTTCCTTGGAGTCTTTCATTTCTTCCTTGCAAGTCTTGATTAAATCTTTTAGTTTATCCTTGTCTGCATCAGGATACATTTCTAACATTTCTTTTTCAGACTTTCCATCTTTGCACATGTCCATAACATGCTTCTTTGATGGCCCATGGAAGGATCTAATTTTGCCTTCAGCGATTACTTCTTCTGTTTTTTCTTCAGACTCGTCAACTTTATACTCTTTCATAGCATCTGCACTGTTCTCGTATGTGTTGTCTAGTCCTGATAGTCTTTTAATGTCTTCTAGCCAGTTAAGGTTTTCCTGTCTTTCCTCGGCTTGGACGTTTTCTTTCTTGTCACTCACGCTATTCTCCTCGGTTTCGTTTAAGCCTTCTTTGGCCATTTTTGTTGCTGTTGCATACATTACGGATTCTGCGTCGTCACCGTAACGCTTTTTAAAATCTTTCTTTGCGCTCTTCATGCCTTTGACATATTTTTCTTTGTCTGACATTTCGTCTTTAGTAAGTTTTCTTTCTTCCATTGCACTTACCTAGCAGAACTCTTTGGTGTTGGCTTTTTATTTGCTGTAGATCCCATTGGACTCTTGTCGCCCATTGGAAGGTCGTTTGTAGTTTTACCTTTCTCTGTGTTAGGATCTGCATACTCATGTTTAATGCTAGACTCTAGGTCTTTTAGCATGCTGTTCTTAAACTTCTCTGTGCCGTGTTCACTGTTGTCAGACTTGTCGTAGTCTTTCTCAAGTAGTGCGCCGTCTGCTTCAGCACCTTGGTCAGCAACATAGGACTCATCCTGACCTTTAGTGTATACTAAAATGTCTGCTTCGTTAATACCAGCACGTTGTTTCATCATTTCTTTAATTTGTGGTGGAGTAACAGGCATCTTTACACTTGCTTCTACTACGTGGACTTCGATAGGTCCTTTGTTAGGAAACTCTCCAGGATGTTCTTTAATTGGCAATCTTTTAGGCTTGCTCATTGATACCATGTCGTATGCTTTTAGCACATTCTCCATGGCATCTAACTTATCTTTATCTAGCTCACAGCATGTCTTAATTTTAAAGTCATATGTCTTGTCTGCGGCTTCCGTTAAATATTCTGTAAATGTTTTCATGATCATCAGTCCTTGTGTTGTATTTAGCAAATTATGCTAGTTTTATTTGTTGTTTTTGAGGATCTCTTGCAGTAATGCATTCCTGTCCAGCACTACTCCTTTGCCTTCTATTTCAGCCTCTTCGTTAGTGCCATCTTTCTGACTTTGCTTGTCTAATCGTAACTTCTTAATTTGCAAGTCAACTGTCCTTAACTTACGATCTAATTTGGCTTGTTTAGCAGTAATAGCATGTCCTAGTAATTGGCTTGCTGTTTGAAATATATTACCACTAAAGCGGCTGTCAACATTCATACCAAGATCCATTAGATCGTTAAATTTATCAGTTGCTAAATCTGCTAGGTCGTCTAGTTCTTTGTCACTTGTGTCGTCTAAATCTCTAACTCTAGGAAGCGCCGTGTCTATTTTGTCAATAGCACTGTCTACTTCTTGTATAAAGTCTTTTTTAACAGGGATAGACTGTTTAGCCTCCGCCTCTGTTACAGGCTCTTCGTTTTCTATGTTAAAGATTTCTTCTAATTTTTTTGTCATAGTAATTCTCAAAATTTATTTTACTTGTTGTTGTGCCAAAGTGATCCATCATCACTTCACTATCAGGCTGGCTAGCGGCGGGACACATTCCGCAAATTTTGTGCGGCTTTCCAATATTACTTATAAATGCATCTAGCTCTTGTTCAGTACATGTATGTATGTCTACGCCTTTATACAAGTAACCTTTCCAGTCAGAATCGTCTTGCTGACCGTGATCTGCAAGTGCATATTGTAGATTCCAGTTCATAGTGCATTTATAAAGTTTCCCATCATTGAATGCTACACTATCTGCAGCCATACATCGTTTAAACGAGTCAACTGGATCTTGCTTCCACGGCTTTAAATTTCCGTAATCGCCTGTTGCCATAACTTGGTACTTGTCGTATTCAGGAATTTCTAAAAAACAATTATATGTAGGATCATGCAAAAACTCTACTTTGCTTGCAAACACCTGCTTGTATATATTTTGACTTTTTTTAAGTTCTTCCCAGTTAAAACTTTTTTTAACTAATGCTACCGCTTGATCGTACCAATCTGCACCCGGTACATGGTTAGATATCTTAAGCCATATGTTTCCATATTCTTTCATATAATCTATTAACCAAGTATTGCCTAAAAGTAAATGGCCGTTAGTTAAAATTAAAATTCTAACCTTAGGGAATTCTGTTCTAATTCCTTTAATCCAGTTTGGAAAATCTTTATTAAGCAAAGGTTCTCCGCCCATTAGTAAAATACTGTCTACTATTGTACGTTCATAAAGACGTTTAAAGTCTTTTCTAAAATCTTTCCATTTAATGTTGCCTCTACTATGTCCTTTGTAGTCAGAAAAGTTTGTACAGCCTTTACATGCCAGAGTACAACCATAAGTAACCATAGTTTCAAGTGCTAAAATTACTCTATTCGATCTTTTACTAGCTTCTATAAATTTTGTTATCAACGGTGTTAGCTCAGATATTACACTATCGCTTAATAACTTTCCATCAATAAAGTCTTCATATGATGGCCATGACATACCTTGCCAGATAGAATATGTTTCTCTATCTACCATAGATCTATTTTCTTTATTAAACAGCATGCTTTTATTTACTGCTACCATTATGGAACAATTCGTTTTCGCCAAGTATACGAAACGATATTCCGTACTGTTTACACCACGTTTCAGCGGCTTGCCATTTTGCTTGATTAATTACCCATGCTACTTTGTTGCGCTGACTGCGTGTTTTTTCAAACAGTGTTTGATTGCGAGGTTTTATTTCAATGAGTTCTTTGTGATTGCGTCTGTTTTTGTCTATGTACTCTATCAGGAAGTCAGGCACGTATATTGTTTGCTTGTTTTTTACTGGATTAAAGTAAGGAATCTTTACAGGCTCACTAGCCCAACTTATTACACTAGGATTTGTATCGCAAAACATCATAAACCGTTGTTCCCAACTGCTACGGTATGTTGGTAGTTGTCTACCTAAGTATTTGTCCGTGTTCGTAGGGTTAAATTTGCCTTGTGCATATTTGCTCATACAAGAATTGTTCGAATTACAAATGGATTTTGATTTTGTGCGTTAGCTATGCCTAGGTAACTTGTGCCTACTCTAGTATTATTAAGGAAGAATGCTAAGAATGCATCAAGTTCTACGTCGTTAGTTCTTCTAATATACTCTATCATATCAGTCATTGTCATGTTTTGTTGTGCCGCACCTTGTATAGCCGCTGCCGCTAAGTTTTCTGATGCCGCTCGATTACCATTTCTTTTCATCAACAAACCTATCAGTGATTCGTATTGATTATCACTAACTATTCCTTGTTTAACAAAATAGTTTTTAAAGTAGTTAGGTGTACTTTCGATATTATTATTTGGTAAATTACTTGATATAGCCATATTATGATGTTCTTATTGTGGTAGGATTTTCGCCCAGTCGTTGTCGATTCTGTAACGTTTGATCTTGAGCCTGGCGTTCTGTAAAGTCTTGTGATCCTACATTACGAGCGGCGCTAGGATCAGGTACAATCTCACTATTAGGAGATGCGCCAGTAACAGACTTTGACTCAGAGTCTCCAAACTTATCTACTAAGTTTGTAACGCTCGGAAAGAAAAATTTACCTTGCGTATTGTTTCCTCTAACAACATCAGTTGCTAACTCAGTTATGTCACGCAGTGCTGTTTTCTTTAGGTCTGCGTTTTTAAAAGTTTCTCTAGCTCTAAAAGCATTAAGAGCGGCGCCAAGAAAGTTACCGCCTTGGATCTGATCACCTATTCCACTTATAGAGTTAAACAATCCGCCTTTACCAATAATAGTATCTCTGCCACCTAATGACTGTAACGGACTAGGTGTTGTATCGTAGTGTATAATACCAAATCCTCTAACCTGATCTTTTGTAACTATACCTTCTCCAATGTATCTAATTTGCTCAGGCATTACTACCATCGAATTAGATAAAAAATTCTCGCCAGCATAGTTATGTGTTCCGTGATTGAAACTTTGTATCATAGGGTTTTCAATAACATAATGAGTAAACTGTTTTTGACTCATACTATAAACATGGATACGTCTAATAAATTCACCTTCTGCGTCTTTGTTTTGTGTATAGCCCCATTGATCTGAAGTTCTGTTACCATAGACAGCGTATGTAGGATCATACTCTGGATTGTTATGTTCCATGTCTTTGTAGTAATGTCGCAGGTACAATTCATGAAACTGTTTAACGACATTAGACGTGTCGTCATGAAATTCTATTGTAATAGGAGTATAGTTTACTTTAGTTTGTATGTTTACTTTTCTATTGTAAGCATGTAATTGTTCTGTATCGTAGTTAAAACTTGGCAGAGTAACATTTTTTGCTAACATACCAAGTTCAACCGCCTGTTCCTTAGTCTGATAATCTAAATTAGGATTAAGCTCTATGTTTACATGAAATAATGCACCGTGTTTTGGTGCTAAAGCAAAGTTATTATCTCCAAACATGCGTTGTGCATGTTTAAAGTCTTTAACATAGTCTGCTGTAGTAGCGGCATTTGCTAGATTCTTAAATTGCTTGCCAAGACTTTCATTAACATCTAGTCCTGTTCCTGCTTTAATTACCGAGCTGGCGCTGCCTAAGCCTTTCTGAAATATACCTGATAAAAAGTTTGCCATACTATTATTTATCCATAAAAAAAGCAGGGTTTTTATACCCTGCTTAATTTATACTGCTGTGTTACTACGATTAACCTGTAATTGTCTGACCTACTGTTCTGCCAACTGTAGTACCAATACCAGTTCCAAGTGGAGTCTGTATTGCGTTGTCAAAACTAACTGTCATTGCGATTTGTACTGGTTCATCACTACCGTATGCTACGTCACCGTAACTAACATTAGTTAAGAAACAACCATATAGTTCCCATGTCTCTAATGTTGTTGGAGCAAATGCACCGTTACCACCGTCTAATATTTCACATCTTGTAATAAACTTGTAGTCGATACCTGATGCCGCACTAGACTGTTCCATAAAGTCATATTGCTTTTGCATCTGTTCGCCAACTAGTTTGGAAACATTTCCTTGAGCGTCATCACGCAAGTTAACAGTGGTTGTTTCCCATGTAGGACGTCCACCTAAGTAAATTCTGGAGTTGTAAATTGGAATTTCCATACGCTCTTGTGAAACTGTAGGACGCATAAAATCTACAACTTGTTTTGTTAATTCACTACGTGGAGTTGTAATACCAAAGTTTTCAAAGCTCACTCGAAAGCGATACTTTAACTTTGGCATCAACAAGCCTTGTGTACTTGCTGACTGGTCACTAGCTAAAGGTACCGTAAATTTGTTTAAACTTGCTACTGCCATTTCCTTGTCTCCTTGTTAGTAGTATTTATAGTATACTACGTGCATAGATGAGAGCCTTACGGCTCTCATAATATGCGTACTTTATTATACACTAGTTCCTGAAATTTCACCTGTGTTCTTCAATCTAATTGGAACAAAGATAAATTCAGCTGCCTTAACTGGTTCAATAGCAACGTCTACATATAGTTCGTTTCTATCAATCCTAACTGGTGTGTTGTTTGTTTCATCACATACAACAACATAGTCATTTAGGGCTCGCTTTGCAACTAGGTCATTACATAACTGCTCAACTAATTGTTTGATTTCGTCTCTAGTTAACTTGTCATTCGGCTCAAACACAAATGGTTTTGCTAATGTGTTTAAGTTGGTTCTCATGTAAACAACAAGTCTAGCAACGTTAATTCTATCAAGTGAGCTTGGTGCATTTGCATCACGTGTTTTCTGACCGTATACTAATAAACCAATACCTGGTAAGAATGTGATCGGATTAATTT